TTCAGAAGAAACTAAGCAAAAAATGCGAGAATTGGCTTTAATTAGGGAAGCACTAAAAAGACGGTAGGTGATCCTCCGTTAATATTACAAAGTCCCAGCCTCGGTCCGCACAATATTCTTTAGCTTGTTGCCACTTTGCCTGATTAACTCCCCAGGTTGTCACTTCCGTAATATATCGTTTTGTCACTCTTTTTTGTTTTTCTGGTGGCTGTGTCTGTTTTTTTGGTTTAACTTCAACCATCCATGTCTTTAAAATGCCATCTTTGGTACGAACTTTAATTATGAAATCAGGAAAGTATCTATGGTATCGGCCGTCTACTGGTGACATATAAGGAATGGCAGTTTCTTCACTTGACCACGAAACACACCAATCGGCTTTATCAAAATGATGCATAAACCTCACCTCCCACGAACTGCGGTAGATGATATTATTATAATCCCCAATGTATTTTTGGGGGTTAGAGGGTGTAAATCGTCCAGAATATGCCATAAATATAGTATTATGTATCTCTCTTTTAGGACAACCTAATGGCTATCATTTCAATACCAACATCCATCGGCGGTGTATCCATACCCGGTGCAGTAGTCAACGGACCACTTGGTGCTCTTTATCAAAACAAGTTTGGTCGAACCGATTTACAGTATCCAAGAGATTTGCAATCGGCCACCAGAGGCCATTATGTTCAGTTTACAATTGGTGAAATTAAACCAGCCACATTTAATGAAGTAACAGATAAACTTCTTGGTGCAGCCAAGTCAGCGGCCGCTGGAATCACAGATGCAATTACGAGTCCTTTAGAAACATACAATCAATTAGCTAGTGGTATTTCTAAGTTTCGTGAAGATCCGAACAGTATTTTAAAATCAGTTCAGTTCACTCAGCCAGAATTAAAAACAGTTGGAACAATTTCATTATATATTCCAGAAACAGTAAACTTTACATATGCAGCTCAGTATGACAAATTAAGTTTAGCCACTGCAGCACAACAAACACCTATTATTGGTAAAGCAGCTAAAACTGTTTTGGGAGCCATTAATTCAGGACCAGCCAAATTATTATTAAGAGGTCAAGGTTACGCTTTTAACCCACAACAACAAATTTTGTTTGAAGGTATTGATTTTAGAACTTATCAAATGGCTTTTACATTTACACCATATTCAAGACAAGAAGCCGCAACTGTAGAAAAGATTATTAAACTATTTAAAGTTCATGCCGCTCCTCGACTTGCTACAGGTTCAGCCGGTATGTTTTTTGTACCACCCTCTATTTTTACACCAAAATTCTTTTTTAATGGTCAAGAAAATAAAAAAATTAATAAGATAACAAAAAGTGTTATAGAAAATATTGATGTGAATTATGCACCAAATGGTTTTACCACTCAATCTGATGGTGCACCAACTCAAATTCAATTAACTATTAATTTTAAAGAAATCGAACTCTTGACAAGAGATAGAATAGAACAGGGATATTAAAATGCAATATTTTAATACATTACCAAAAATTATAAAGACAGACGCAAATCGTAATTCTGTTGTTATGACCGATTTGATGGCTCGGTGTTCCATTATACCTGAGATATTAAAAAATCCAATGGTGTATTATGACTACGATGTGCAAGATGGTGACACACCTGAAATTGTGGCATACAAATACTATGGTGATTCTTATCGATATTGGATTGTTTTATTTGCAAATCAAATAACAGACCCACAATGGGATTGGCCATTATCAACTAATGATTTTGATGCTTACATAGCAAATAAGTATACTTCATTTAATCCTTATTCAACTGTGCAACATTATGAAAAAATTGTTACACAATACGATGCATCAACTCAAACCACTACAACCAAAAACATCGTTATTGATGAAGATACATATAACTCATTGGTCATAGGTACTAGCACTTATGTGTTACCAACAGGAAGTGTAACAATCACTACCACAAAGGCTGCTGTAAGTTATTATGACTATGAATTAAATTTAAATGAATCAAAAAGAAGTATTAGAATTTTAAATTCTGCTTATGTTGACCAATTAGAAAAACAATTTACTGATTTGATGGCTGCTTAAAATATGGCTGAAATTGACCAAAATATTTACACCGATGTAGAAAATCCTGGTGCGTATTATCCGCAAGATTATTCTTTAGAATCTATTAATTTTTTAACAGGTTCTGGCCAACGATTTGAAATGAAAAAGTTGTTAATAGAATTATCATATTATGAAGATATCTACAGTTTTTCTGTGTCTGGTTATGTTACGATTGTAGATGCTCAAGGATATATTGAGCTGTTGGATTTGACAGGAAATGAATTTGTTGAAATAATCTTTGCAAAATCTAAAAATGCTTCAAATACAAATAAACAAGTATATCGAGTATACAAAATAGGAGATAGAAAACCTGTTGGTAACTTAAACTCTGAATATTATACTTTTTACTTTTGCTCGGAAGAATTATTATTATCAGAACAAACTAAGATTAGTAAGTCATACAAAGGTAAAGAAATTGATAAGGTTATTACTGATATATTAGTTGACAAATTAAAAGTAAAAAAAGAGAAAATACGAATTGAGAAAACAAATGGTATAAATGATTTTATTGTGCCTCGTTTCAAACCTTTTGAAGCAATCAGCTGGTTGTCAACATATGCAAGGCCTAAAGGTGCAGGTGAAATTGGTGCTGATATGTTATTTTTTGAAACAAAGGACGGGTTTAATTTCCGTTCTTTGCAATCAATGTTTAAAGATAACATTTATACCACATACAAATATCAACAACAAGGTATAGAAGATAAAACACAATCTTTTCAAGAAAAAACAATAAGTGTTTTAGACTATGAGTTTGTTAAAGTTTATGATATGATGAATGATGTTAATTCTGGCACATTGTCAAATCGACTTATATCTCTTGATACCATGTCTAGAACAAGTAAGGTTACAGATTTTAATTATATCAAATATAAATCTCAGGCAAAAACATTAAATCCTGGAAGCCCAACAAATACATTAAAAAATAGACTAGGATTAACAAATTCTGATTCTTACAATGCCTCATTTAAGGTGGCTACTAGTAATGCTTTTCAACAAAATCAGCCATATATAAAGCAAGTTGTTGATGGTGTTGCCAAAAACATTGCAATTGAAACATATGTGCCAAATAGAACTGCTCAAATTTCATTGGCAAACTATACTGTGTTAAAGATTAAAATACCTGGTGATTCAGGAATTACTGTTGGTCGAACAATTAACTTTAATTTACTAACTTTAAAACCAACCACAGAAACAAAAAACTTGGACGAATTTTACTCTGGTAAATATTTGGTGACTGCTGTAAGGCACATTATACAACCAACAGCATTTCAAACTGTCCTTGAAATTGCGAAAGATAGCACACCTAAACCATATACTGGTATCAACAATGATTCTGGTGTTTGGCAAAATACAGTTAAATTATAATGCAAAATTTTATAGGAAAAGATGGTTTTACTTGGTTCATCGGTGTAGTTGAAAACCGAGTAGATCCTTTGGGTATGGGAAGATGTCAACTTAGAATATTTGGTTGGCACACAGACAATATTAGTGAATTACCTACACAAGATTTACCATGGGCTCAACCAATGTATCCAATTAACAATTCAAAATCATTTTCAGCACCACTATTAGGTGATTGGGTGGTCGGTTTCTTTATGGACGGAGATTCAGGACAGGCACCAATTATGATGGGCGTTTTACCGGGAATAGCATAAATGGCAAATGAAATTCAATTACCTCCTTCTATTGTATCTGTAACTTTTGTTGGTGGCACAGCCGTTGAATCACCAGCACCATCTCCAACTCAGGTTAATGATGGACAAACTAAAGGTAATCCTCAAGTACCTGCTGGTGCAAGAAGTATTGTTGCCAATACTAGTGTTGGTTTTGCCAATGATAACTTGGCTCATGTGTGTGATTTTGTTACCGATATACAAAAAAATATTGAATTTAAAAAATATGCAAAGGCTACGGCCAAATATATTAGAGATGCAATTAGAGCAGTTTTAAGAGCATTGGGTTTTGCTGACCCTACAGGCGAAACTTCTTGGCTGGCAACCACACTAAAAGCCATTGCTAGAGAAGTTAATCGTATCAATAAAGAAATTTTGCAACCAATTTTAGATTTTCAAAAATATGTTATTGCTTACATTGCCAAATTAAGAGCAATCATTGCTTGGATTTTAAGTTTACCTGCAAAATTTTTAGCACTACTTCAAGATTGTTTGTCAAGATTAATTAAATTAATTGGTTCTGTTTTTTCTGATATTGGTGCTGGTCTTTCAGAAGGTTTTTCAGAAGGACCTAGTAATTATGATGACATTATTAAAGAAGCAAAAGCCTTAGCCGAGTCGGCAGCCAAAACAGTAACCGCAACAGTTGCTGTTGTAGCAGGTACAGTTAATATTGCTGGTGCGGCAACAGTTGGTCTTTTGATACCCACAAATCAAACAGAACTTGATGCAGCCAATGCAATTATTGCATCATACGAAGCTCCGGCCAAACCACCATCACAAAATAAATCGGCACCTTAATTATGGCAATATTACCACCATCACCTTCAGATAACTCTTGGACAGAACCAGAATCGGCTAGAAATACCGAAACTCCACCAGTATATCCATATAATAACATACAACAGACGGAATCTGGTCATTCCTTTGAGATGGACGACACTCCAACAAGAGAACGAGTTCGGTTACAGCACCGTATAGGTACTTTCTTGGAAATGCATCCTGATGGCGATGAGGTGCATAAGGTATATGGTACTGGATACGAGATTTACTTAAAAGGTAAAAATGTTCTAATCAAAGGTACCTGTAATATTACCATTGAGGGTGATGCCAATATGGAAGTTAAAGGTGACCACAATGTTCAGGTAGCAGGTGATTACAATCTATTAGTTGGTGGTAAAATGAACACCAGAGTTGTAGGTGATATTTCTCAATCTAGTGATGGTGATATGTCAATTACTGCTAATGAGAACTTTGGTGGTGCAATCCGTATGGCTGCGTCTGACCATGTTTACATAGACTCTGATTTGGTAGTTGCTGGCTCTGCTTCGGCTGATTTAATTACTGCTGAAACACGAATTAATGCTGGTACTGGATTGTATGCAGGTTTATTGGGTGTATATTCACAAGGACCAATTACTTCATTAACTTCAGTTGAAGCACCTTTGGGAACATTTGGTATTATGAATGCTGTATTGATGTCTGATATTATTAACAAAGGCATCTATAACACCCATATACACAATTCACCAAAAGGACCAACCAGTCCGCCTTTGACACCTTTCTTTGGAGTTTAGATAATGGCATTAGTTAATAACGCAACTGGAGTATATGCAACATTAGGTTATAATTTTAGTGACCCAAATGGTGATGTATTAAATCTTTCTGCAAATACAGTTGCACATCTAAACTCTATGCCGGCGTTTATTGAAACTTGGCAGGCACAAGACATTGCAAATAACGCAGTTGGCGGATATTATCAAAACCCCGTGGCTTCTAATACCGGTTCAATCATTACAATTTCACAAACCATGATAACTGTGGCAAATACTGGGGCCAGTCAAAACATTGCAAATTGTGATT